TTTTTGATGAAATAATCTATATAGTAAAAATATTATGAATAAAAAACAAGCAATTTTAAAAAAAATTAAGAGAAAACTTGAAAAGGCTTCTAAAGCTCATGCTGGTCAAGCAAAAGCAATTGGTAAAGTTTTAAAAAATAAAAAGAAAAAGTAATGGGTGGTTTAACAAAAAAAGAGTTAAGGACTGAAAAGGATTTGACACCGAAACAAAAGATGTTTGTAGAGATAATGGTGCAAGATCATGGCCAAATAACACAAGCTGAAGCTCTTAAACGTGCAGGATATGATTGCAAGGATATTAATAGTGCTAGATCAACTGCATCACAACTTTTGAATAGAAGAGTAAATCCACATGTTGCCAAATATTACGATAAAAGATTTGAACAAGAAATAAAAAAATACGAGAGTGACAACCTAAGACGTTATAAAAGATTTGAAAGATTAGCTGATAAGGCAGAAAAGAAAGATCAATACGCTGCTGCTATAAATGCAGAATACAGATCAGGGCAGCTTGCTGGTGCGTTTATTGACAGAAAAGAAGTCAGAGTTACAGGTTTGGAGGGAATGTCACGTGAGGAACTTGAAAGCAAACTCAAAGAGTTATCCGAAAAGATCGATGGCCATAATGCAAAAACCATTGATGTCAAAGCGACAGCTGTATCTGAAAAGAGCTAGTTGGTCAGTTTGGATTAGAGAGTTTAATAAAATACATAACCCTACGATGTTCACTTCAATAGGTAATGTTGAGGTAAAAGTATATGAGAAAAAAAATCGCTATTCCAAAAAAGGTAAAAAACCAAATAGATAAATTTCCAATGGTGGCTGTAGAGTGGTACGATATTGTTTCAAACAGCTCATGGACTTCATTTGATGAACTAAAAAAATCTAATTTGGCTACTTGTATTACTAAAGGTCACCTATTTTCTCAAGCAAAAGGAGTGACTAGATTATTTGGAGATTATTCATTTGCAGATAATGGTGTTGACATTGAGAGTATTGGTAATACCACAATAATACCTAACTCAGTAATTAAGGATATTAAAAAATTAAGTTAATTAATGACAATAAAAGCACAAGAAGCAAGACTATGGCAAAAGGTTAAAAAGAACTTAACTAAATTTCATTTAACCCGCATAGAATCTAGCACAATTAATGGTATTCCAGATATTCACGCAGCTAATCATGACCATGTTTTTTGGATTGAACTTAAATCTGATGAAGCTAATTATCCTAAACTAAACAAGTGGCAAATCGTATGGATTAATAAATATATTAAGGCGGGTGGTAAAGTAATTATCTTAGATGAGACCCTTTCGAAGAGGTCTCTTAAACTGTACAGACCGGTGTCCGCGTTCACTGATCCTCGTTCCTTGGTCTCGTTTGCCTCGTTCTCGTTTCCGTTACACTGGCCACGGATCCAGCAGCAGCTTGAGCTGTGCCTCCAGGAGGCAGCGTGATTTCTCGTCTCGTTCTCGTTGACAAACCTCGCTCGTTTTCACTTGCACAGTGGCACAGGACCAGCAGCGAAGGAGCTGCATGGCAGCTGTTCAGGAAGCCCGTGTCGTTTTCTGCCCCTCGTTTTTTTTTACCTCTTGTTAGTTAACGGGGGGCTGGTAACGGCATGGCACCGGAAGCTCTCGTCCTCGTTTGAAAAAGGACACTGAACACCGGTGGCATACAAGTAGGAGCTGGATCTGGGATCCAGGCAGCGCAAACAGCTGTACTAAAAAAAAGTTCTTGACTATTATCCCATGATATCTTATATGAGAAAGGTCGGCACCTATCAAAAAGAAAGAGGATAAGGAGCGGTTATACTAGTTATCGAACGGGGCCTCACCGACAAAGCACGGCAATGGTGTTGAACTAACCATTCAACTGCCGTGCACAAAAACAGCTACACGTCACCTTCGCCTAAGTGAATGCTTGATCAGCAGATGTACGATGGCCTGAAAGATGGCTGGTGAATCTCTGATGTGTAGCGTTAACTAACAAAGGAGAGCGATGAAAAATAAACAAGAGAAAGATCTAGGCGATGAGCTCAAGGATAACGTTGTCTTCACATGTCCCGAGCATAGTCTAGAAACATACTTCAAAGTAAAAAAATTAGAAAAGAGTCCTGATGCCAAGGACTTTGTATACGTTCGGTTTTACGATGGGAAGCAGCATGAATCGATGTGGGTCAAGATTCACAAAGGAACACAGCTCCAAGGTTACGGAGAAATTAACAACGTACCCGTTTTACTAACTGAACATAAGTTAGGTGAAATTGTACATTACAAAACTGATAAGGAGGGAGTAACATGGCAAAGATTAAATTAAAAGATCTCGTCAAACAGGTGAATGCAGACAACGCACCACCTAATGGATGGTCCCTGAAGGATGCGGTGGCAGCAGACAAACCAGAGGCTGGAAAAGTATATGCGCTTACCGGTAAAGCCGGTACGAAATGTATTGCTAATGGTTACAGCTGGAAGGATAGCCTCGTTGAGGAAGAGTAAAATGGCCTCGTCTCGTTTACCATCGGCATGGCACCGGGAGCAAGTAACTGCTAGTGCATGGCACCAGCAGCGAAGGAGCTGTACATGACTTTAGTAGCAATATACCTAATCCTTTTACTTATTTTTCCTCATTTAACTCTCGCGTTTACTGGGTTTCTCGTGCTCGTTTTGGCTGGCATTTTCTAAGCTGTTGCTTCCTCCAGGCAGCACAGCTGCTGGAAACAGCTGTGGCTATGGATCGAAAGCCCAAAAATAATTAAAAATAGTTGTTGCGTTGATCGGTGGGATTTGATAAGAGAATGATGCGACTATCTTTTTTGGAAGTTTTAGATAGCACCTAAAGAAAAACTTTCATACTAACAATTAACAAAAGGAAAAGAAATGGGACTAGATCAACACGCACATCTTCGAGGTCACAAAGTAGATTGGGAAAAATACTTTAATGATGACAAAGAAGAAAACTCTAAAATCTTCGTTTGGAGAAAACACGCAAGACTACAAGAGTTCATGGCAAAGAAATGGGCAGATCAAAATCCTTCGGTTAAGGTTGAAGGACATCTTGCACATCTTGGTTTTAATAGCGATCAAGATGCACCCTGTTATATGACGCAAGAGGTCGTTGACGAATTAGGAGAACAGATTGCTAAAGGTTTTTCTGATTACGTTGCCGAAGATGGATTTTTTTGGGGTCAGCAATTTCAAGAGGAATCTGTCAGGGACTACAAAGAGCAGGACATCAAGTTCTTAAAATATTGTCAACAAGCGATCAATGAAAATAAGGTCGTAGAATATTGGTGTAGTTGGTGAAACAAAAAAATAAAAAGATCGAGCCGACAGCTGTCGGCTCGGCTCGTTCTCGTAAAGCAGGACAAATTGAACAAGATAAAATGACAGCTTCCATCTCCGAGCTGCTCAAAAATCTGGGGAGTAAAATGCAACTAGAGGTTGAGCCTAATGTTAATACCTTTAATAATATCATTAATAAAAAAGATAAAAAAAAATTAAATTAATTCTTGTAATGGGATAAGAGAAGATAGAGAAATAGAGGGCAAACATAAGTTTGTATAACTTAACAAAGAGGTAAAAATGCCAAATGCAATAAAAAAGCTAAAGCAAGATGAAAAGAAAGTAATTCTTGCTTATGCTCAATTAAAGCTAAAAGCAAATAGACTATCTAAAGAGTTAGACACAATGAAACAAAATGTTGTGGATTGCTTTGATAGAACAAACCAAAATTTAATTATTGTTCAAGATGAGAATGGTAATAGTTTTGGTATTCAAAAAATAAATCGTAAAAGGAAAAAATTTGAAACTGCAAATTTCAAAATTGCTCACAACGATTTATATAACAAGTTCACTACTGAGATTGTTTATAGTGAATTCAAAGCAATAGGGGAGAGTGATGCCAAATAATGATCTAATCAATATTGCTCAGGTACTAACAGAAAGAGTTGGCGAAAAATCGCCAACTCAACTTAAAGATATGTTCATTAATAATGGAGTTAAGAAACAACTCAACTACGAGATTATGTTTCAGTTATTAATGGGTGAAGTCGAAAAGCATATCTTAGAAAATCAAGGTAATGTTGCTGTTGATGAATTTAAAAATAATGTTTTAGAAAAGTTCTCAACACTAATACAACAACTAACACCAACCAAATAATAATAAACAACCAATGGCGTTTAACAACGCCATTGGTGTATTCACACCATACAAGGCTCACAACTCACAACGACCTGAAAATTATTTGTAAGATTTGCCGATTGCGTTCTGGCACAGCATTTGCTGTGCAAAGAGGTTTACAAAGCAGGATATACAAATATACTAGGGTCCCAAACGCTATGAACATCCAACCTTGTACTTTACGACAAGCAAATGAATATTTAAAATTGTTTCATAGACACTCTAAAAGAGTGGCGGGGTGTAAATTTTCTATATGTGCTTACAAAGATAATAAACTTGTTGGTGTTGCTATTGTAGGTAGACCAGTGGCAAGAAAATTAGATGATGGTTTAACTGGTGAGATTTTAAGAACCTGCACTGATGGCACGAAAAATGTAAATAGTTTTTTGTATGGTGCATGTCAAAGAATATGGAAAGAGATGGGTGGTTCTAAAATAATTACTTATACTTTAGACACAGAATCTGGTATAAGTTTAAGAGCAGCTGGTTTTGTTATAGTTGCTGAAACTCCAGCTTTTCCGAAAGGTAAAGGTTGG